CGCCCTGCGCTTTTCAAGGAGTTCCGCGGTATGGACATCATCGTGACGGGGGACCCATCGGGTTCTTACGGCAATGAGGCCACAGAATTGACCTGTGAGAAGATCCTGCGCGATGCCGGCTTCAACTACCAACCGGCGATCACGAACAAGCCTAACGCCCGTATTGAGGCCGTGGTGAGCTTTCTGGTCTCGAATGTGGAGGGTAAACCGGGATTCCAGATCGACCCGTCCTGCAAGGTGTCCCGGGAAGGATTCGCTTCAGGGTACCATTATCGCAAGATTAAGACTGCCGCCGGCACCCGATATTCCGACGCACCGGAGAAAAACGAGTTCTCCCACATACACGATGCGATTCAATATGCCTGTCTGTACCTCTCGGGGTTCCAGCTCCAGGTCCGCAATAAAGCGTTCGAGGGACAGGACGTCATCCCGAAGCGCACCGTAATCGGAAGCAACTCCGGAGGATGGACGTAATGGACTATGAAGAAGCAATGCGGGAATTCACACGGGCTACGAAGCTTAACTGCGTAGAATTCGGGGAGTACACGGATGACGAGGTCTGGGCTTGGGCCGGGCGAATGCGGCATCTCCTGCCGGATAAAGCTTTCGCATGTTGCGGCCTCCTCGCCGAACGCATGTTGCACCGGGTGAACCGCAAAGGGCATAGCCTCGACTTCGCAGAGGGGCTGTTCGCGGCATATGTATGCGGGCTGGACATTAAGACAAAGGAAGCGCTTGACAAATCAGCGGAGCTGTCTTAGGGTGCGGAAATTACAGGGGAAAACTTTATGCCTCCAGAACGCGAGCAGACCGGAATAACTGACATCCGAGTCCCGAATCAATCGGGATATCTAACTAACGTGGCGAGTCCAGCCGCGATCGAAGAGGCACATTCTGCAGAAATGGCGGAGGTCCTCGAGGCCGACCTGCCTGAAATCATCGACCCGTTAGTCGGGTTCTTCCAAGCCATCGTCGACGAAAACATGATGCACCGACAGTCCGAAGGGATCGACGACGCCCTGATTAACTGCGAAGAGCGCGTCCAAAGCCAATACTCCGCATCCAAGATTGCCGAGATCCGGGATTTCGGGGGTTCAGAGATTTACATGGGGCTCACCGGCGTTAAAGCCCGAGCCGCTGAATCGTGGATGAAAGAGATTTTAACCACGGATCGCGAGCAGTTGTGGCGTATTGAACCCACCCCGCTCGTTGATATCCCTAAAGACCTCGCGGACCAGATGGCTGATACGGCCGTCAAACGGATCAGGCAACTACAGGCGGAAGCGAAAGAATCAGGACAGCCGCTCGAGCTCACCCCCGCTATGATTTATGACCTCTCGGCCACCGTCCGGGACGAAGTGCTCGCTGAGCGCCGGAAGCTGGCAGACACCGCCGCCTCCCGTATGGAGCAGGTGATCCACGATCAGATGATCCAGATGGGCTTTGAAGCGATTTTCCGCAATTCGATTTCCGACGTATGTAAATCCAAGGCCGCGATCATTAAAGGCCCGATTCCGGTCCAGAAGGACTGCCGGGCATGGAAGCTCGACAGGGACGGCGTTCCGCAGATGGTCAGCGAACGAGCCACCATACCGATGGTTTTCCGTACCGACCCACAGGATTTCTACCCCTCCCCCGTCTCCGGTGAAGAAATTTCCGGCAATACGGTGGAGCGCGTTACCTATGAACGCGGCGACCTTGCGGCATTGCGCGGTCAACCCGGTTGGGGTGAGGACGCCCTTAAACGCATTCTTGATAATTTCGACAACACTCAGCAGACCCAGACCTTTTCCACGGAGTCCGACGAGCTCCGGAACATCGAACAGACCAACGAAAATGTTTTCAAAACCTCCACCACCGGTTGGGAAATATACGCCCAGACGCCCGGACAGAAGCTCATCGACTTCGGATTCAAGCTCGATCGCGACGGTAAGACGGAGATCGATCCTCAGGATTCGTACGACATCAACTGCATTCTGATCGACTCGGAGATCGTATACCTTGATTTTAACCCGGATGAATTCGGCGGACGCCCTTACTCGGCCTCCGGCTGGAACGACATTACGGGGAGTTTCTGGTCGCAGTCTATCCCGGAACTCATGGCGGACCTGCAGGATATGTGCAACGGTTCCGCCCGCGCTCTGTCTAACAACATGGCGTTCGCCTCCGGCCCGCAGACCGTGGTCAACGATATTACCCGACTGCCGGACGGTGAGGAGCTCACAGCGCCCCATCCGCTGAAACTATGGCAGTTCACCAACGTAGGCAAGTCCCCCGGTAAGCCTCTCGAATTTTTCCAGCCCAGCTCCAATGCGGCTGAACTCCTTGCTGTGTATCAGCATTTCGCCAAGCTGGCGGATGATTACACGGGAATCCCGGCGTATGCTTACGGTAACGACAAGGTAGCCGGGGCCGGACGTACCGCAAGCGGTCTGTCCATGCTCATGTCGTCTGCCGCCCGGGGGATTAAGAACGTGATTCTTAATCTGGACACTCGGGTTTTGAACAAAATCGTCAAGGATCTGTATTATTACAACCTCAAGTACCTCGACGATCCGCTATTGAAGTACGGGGCTGACATCAACGTCCGCGCCACCGGTGCGATTCAGGTGATGATCAAGGAAACTATGGCCCAGCGCCGGCTTGAATTCATCCAGGCCACCACGAACGACCTCGACTTTAAAGTCATCGGGGCTGAGAACCGGGCCGACCTACTCCGCGAAATCGGGGCTACGCTCGACCTTGATTCGAATCCGGTGCAGACGAAGGAACAGATTTCCACGATGATTCAGCAGGATGCTCAGGAAGCGGCACAGCGCCGTGAGGTTGAGCTGGCTGAACTTCAGCGTGAGGCCCAGAAAGACGAGGCTGAAATGGCGCTCAAAGCGGCAGAGACTGCTTTAGCCTATGCCAAAGCTGAAGCGGAGATCGCCCAGGGCCAGCAGAAATTAGATCAGGAAGGAGACGCCGCCAGTGAAACAACTTAGCGCAGGAGAGGACCCCCGCGTCATCAGGGATCTTGATGAGGCGACCCAGTTAATCAAATGGCTTCGGGATTCCGTTGAAGAAAACCGAGCGGAACTGGAGGTTATCACCGAGCCGGTTTACATATACCGGCTTCAGGGAGAGAACAGAGCCTTGAATAAAATACTGGACAAAGTACCCGAAGCAGGGTAAAAACACTTTTACAACGCGGAAAGAGACACCTTCGGGACTTTTTCCTGTTTAGAAACGCGCATACCGTCACGGAGCGCAAACCAGAAAGGATAATAGATATGTCGGGAGATGTACCTAACGCAATAGCCGAGAATGACAAGGAGCTTGATGCTCTTATGGACATGCTGGAGAAGGGGGAGAATCCTGCCCTGGAAGCCGAGGCAACGCAAAAAGTAAATGAGGTAACGCCGCCAGTGGCAACAGGAATCGAGACCCCTCCAGTAGTGGACGATTCAATACCACCCACGCCGAAACTCAACGACGAACTCGAGAAAGCCGACCATCGGTATAAAACGCTGGAAGGAATGATGAGAGCCAATGCCAGACGGCAGGCAGAAATCATCGAGGGACTCACGGAGAAGTTAGAGGCCCAACGGGTCGCACAGGTGGAAACACCGTTAGACGTTAATTCTATTCTGAGTGAGGATGAACTCGCACAGTTTGGAGAAAGCGGCATAGGAGTGCTGGAGAAACTAGCACGGGCGATTACGACACGGGAGATCGAGAAGGCCAGTATTGGAGTTGAGCAGAAGTTGGAGGACATGCGAAGACGCGTGGAGACCGCTGAAGCATCGGCAGAAGGGACTGGAACTTGGGATCACGTGGAAGCAATTAACCCTGGCGCGAAAGCCATCAATGCCAGTGACAGTGGTTGGTTTACCTTCCTCACCACGATTGACCCGATCAGCGGACGAGAGTACCGCGAACTCGGAGAAGCCGCGGCCGGGGTAAGTGACTATCAACGGTTGTCCATGCTGATTGACACCTATCGAACAAGTGCGAATTTAGCCAAGCCAGCCCCATCGGCGAAGCCCCCGCAGACTCGAACGACTCCACCTAATGACGGTAACAGACGAACGACGAAAGCAGATGACATCGTGTATACGCAAGACGAGATTCGGGACTTCTTTATGGCGCGAGCCCTTGGAAAATCCTACTCCTTCCGAGGAGACTCTCTGAATGTGAAGCAGATGGATAAGCTGGAGTCGGCGATCGACACCGCCATGGAGGAAGGACGGATCTTAATTTAGGCAGTGTTGCCTATGGACCGGATTTCCTGTTGGCGGTTAGCGACTAAACAGGAGTAATATTATGGCCTATCCTAATGGTTCACCAATGCCCTATGCGGCAGGTATTCCGTCCATTGGTAATGCGGCGATGCAGTATATCCCCATCTTGTATGCGGGTAAAACCATCAAGCGTTACTACGAAAATTCGATCATCCCTTTTATCAGTAACACTGATTATGAGGGTATGATCCGCGCTCAGGGTAACGAAGTGAAAATTCGTACCGTCCCTGAAATCGCGATCGAAGATCACGCTATCGGTGATGTGATCACGAATCAGCGTCCTCTGTCCACGGCGAAGACGCTCGTGATCGACAAAGCGAAGCGCTGGTCCTTCATCATCGAGGACATCGAGCAGGTCCAAACCGACCTGAAAAACCGTGTAGGCGAGTGGTCTACAAACGCGGCTGAAAACCTTGATGCCGTTATCGCGACTGATGTCCTTGCGGACATCCCTTCGCAGGTTGGTGTAGCCAACCAGGGCACGACTGCCGGCGCTGTATCCGGTATGATCGACCTCGGTACTACTACGAAGACCGGAATGATCACGCTGACTGCGGCGACGGTCATGAAGAAGATCGTTGAGCTCGGAGCCATTATGGACGAGCAGAATGCACCTGACGCTGGTCGTTGGTTGCTGATCGATCCTCTGACTGCGGCTCTGTTGAAGTCTTCGGACATCAAAGACGCCAGCCTGACAGGCGATGGCAAGTCCCCATTCCGTTCCGGATTGGTTGGACAGGTTGACCGTTTCACCGTGTTCACCACGAACCGTCTGAAGCGCGATCTCGTAACTGCTGGTGCTACCGGCGGCGGCGCGGCTGATCCTAATAACTATTACACAAACATGCTGTTTGGTAACCGTGAAGCACTGACGTTTGCCACCCAGTTGACCAAGAATAAGATGCAGGACGATCCTAACGGATTCGACATGATCTATCGTGGTCTGCAGGTGTATGGCTATGAAGTGATCAAACCTGAAGCGATTGGCCTGCTCCGCGCACAGCCATCATTCGCGTAACCTAACCACTAACGGAGAAAAATAATGCCTATAAATCAAGAAGTATATACCGAAGGTGGAGCACCTTCGAATGGTCAGGTCGCGAGTGTTCGCGTCGGTACTGTCGATCTCAGCTTGCTGAACGACGGAGTCGGTACGGCAATCGGAGACGTAATCGAGCTGTTCGACATCGACGCGAATGAAGTCGTGTTGCAGGCTGGATGGGCCGTGATGGAAGCAGGGACAGCCACGCTGACCCTCGACATCGGTACGACCACTACCGCCACGCTCTTCGGTACTGCCGAAGACGGTGCGACGGTCGCTACGAAGCTCGCTGACGCTCTGCCGCCTCTTGGCGTTGCAGAGAAGATCGAGATCGTGGTTAAAACGGTTGCGGCTACAGTTGGCCGTATCAAGGTCTGGTGCGTAGTTGCACTGGTCGATGATCCGGCTGAGCCCGTACCTGCATCGGTACGTGTTCCACCGCTCGTGTAACAACTGACTGGGCCCCTTAACGGGGGCCCTTTTACCCTTTTCTGGAGAATATTATGTCCCTTATTGAAAACAGAGCCGCTGAAAACGGCAGTGAAATTATCAATGATACCGCTTTGCACACCTTCTCGCGTCAGGTTATCGCGATTCGGATTCTCGAAGACACGGTCATCGCCACCCTTGATACGACCAACGTGGTCAACGTGGCGTACTATGATGCGAAAGCATTGACGAACGCCGACCCGGCTATCCTCGGGAATTTCATCGGGATCACGCTGACATCCGGAGCAGTACAAGCTATTTTCGCCGCATAAGGAGAACACATGTCCCTGTTCGATTTTCGAAATTTCCTCTCCCCGTTCCTAGGGGCTGTGGGCTCCGCGTTAAAACCGGTCCTGGGTGTACTGCAGTGGTTAGTCGGCATGGACACGAATGTGGACACGTATGGGGCGGAGTTAAACCCATCCCTCGATTATACTGGATGGGTTGGCGAGGAAGTATGGACGGTTGCTGGAGGGGTGGCATCAGGGAATGGTGCAAACGGGAATGGTGCTGAGATAAAACTCGATTACGCTGGCATTATCGATATTGGCACCAATTACTCAATAACTTTTGAGATCGCAAATTATGTATCAGGCAGTGTGCTACTGAATCTACCATTCGTGTCTACGCTGAGTGCCGATGGGGACGGGGTCTTTACTGTAACCGGAGAGGCGACTTCTTCTTTTGCGAAGTTTATTCCGACCTCCTTTAACGGTGACCTAACCCTATTCTCAGTCCGCGAAGTCATCCCGAACGCCGACTACGGCACCATCATCGATGATCTCGATATCGTCAACCCAGAGCCCGAAGTGCGGGGTGTGAACTGTCTAGTATCGTCGGGTGCACAGACATGGACTATGAACACGATGCCTCCGGGTACTGCAATAGGAAATGCAGGAACTGCTGTAGGAACTGCCGTATCAGGAGCAATTAATTGGACAGCGGGTACTATCTCCCACGTTACCGTAGCAGGGGTGCTTGAATTTCCTTGTGGTGACGGATATAAACTCCCTCAGAATGTATCAGGCGAGGATGCTCCTCGATATGTAATTTCGATGACTACGACATGGGGAACGAGTGACGATATTGGTAGTTGGAATACGGCGAAGGGTCAAACCCCCATCCTATGGGGTGATGATGTGACTGGCGTATTCGATCTCGGTTTTATCCCCGATACTAATACAGACATTGAGATACACCTGCGCTTGCGTGAATTCCCCGTTCATGTGGAAGCAAACGGTGTGTATGACGGTGAATCTAACAGGTTCTGGTTCGGCACACATGCCGCCGCTGAAGCCATTAATGTCTACTGGGGCAACTATGCGATACCATTGCCCAATTCTGGATACGTTCGTATGGGCCTTAACGTTATTAAAGTGCTGGGAACAACCAGAAGAGTGTACCTTAACGGAACTTTCATCGATGATTTCGAGGGTGCAACTTGGGGAACCTTAACAGATAACTGGTATTTGATGGGCCGCAACAGACCCGACACAGCGTCGTTTGACCAGCCTTCTGAAGAAGGTATGGAGCGTTGCCGTGTGTGGCAATCCAATGTCCTGATCCGTGATGTTATACCCACCAACGATGGGAGGTGTGTTAATCTTCTGGATGGTACTATATACGAACCTCTGATACCTGGAGGTCCGCATATGACATATCTTCCATCTTTAGATGATGGAGTATTATCCTACAGCGAGTGGCTAATAGCGGAAGATGCCAAAGGTTTATCTAGCGGCACTCACACCACAACACAGGTTTATGTTAAGTCCGTAGCACATGCCGCGCGAGTAAACCTTATCGCTAGATCTTATACCTTAACGGACAATGGAGTTGTAGATGATACATAAACAAAAATCAAAAGCCGCACCCTTGTTTTTTGTGGCGCATAGTCCAGACGGCACTCGGCACATAGGGACAACTCCCGCGGGCCTGCAAACACACAGCGGTCAGGCAGAATTTATAGATGCGGAGAGTGAACATGAAGTTTTGATACAGACTAATTTAAAGGGTTTGGATTTTACAGGATACAACCCACTGCCAGAATCTCCGACACCAGTCAAGGAAGGGCTGTACAGCTACGGATCTGAACTGGTGCTCTGTCGGAAGCCACACGCTAGAGGACTATTTAGTCCAGAGGAGACCCCTCTGTTATTCATAACACACAGGGATAGGCTCGGAGCGGTAGTGTGGATAGAAGATGAAGCAGTAGAGCGTGGGGTAGTTCGGAGGCATAAAGGGGTTAGATATAGATGCAGACGTAAACACACCACTGATGCGGATAGCACGCCTGACACAGCTGGCGCACTTTGGAGAGTTGCCGCGAAGGCATGGGTTGTGCAGGAAGAGGTTACTGTAGGAGACATTCGCAGGTATCATCGAGTTAGGTATCGCTGTATAAAAGATCACCTCACTCGCGTCGGTAAGACCCCCTCAACGTCGCCTATTCTATGGGAGGTAATATAATGGGTATGTACGCATCAGATGGAACCCTTATCGAGAAACCCGGCGGCCACCTACTCAACGGAAGCGAGTGCACGCTGATTCAGACTACTGCGAATGGGGATGCGTTCAGCGGCGCGACGATTTGGGGTGGCGGAGCTACCCTCGCCCAAGACCTCACTGGCGTGGATACTGACGGCCTCACACTCATCGATGATCTTGATACCGTCAACCCTGAACCCGCCATCCGCGATTCAAACGGTCTCTCCTTTCCTGCTAGCCCCGGCGCAGGGGTTCACTTTAATTCCGCTGGTGGTTTCACAGCATCACCTCACATTAAGTTCCTAGGAACGATTGATGAGTATGATTCAGGGACACAGTGGCTTGCTCGTAGGAACAATTCGTGGCATGAATTTCAGTTAGTCTCTCACCAAGTCCATGATCGGATGGACTGGGTTGTTTATTCGGGAGGTAGTAGCTCGACCAATAAATCATCCTTAGAGTTTCCCGCTTTCAGAACAACTTGGAACGGCAAGGTTGTAGAGATCGAGTGCTGGTATTCTCCCGCTACAGGGGAACAAGTTTCTCGCATTCGTGAGTTCGGGACAACCCCTTGGACTACATACACGGCTTCAGGTGTGACTACTACCATTGCAGAGTTAGCGGTTCCTGACACCCAGATGCTTTGTCTTGGCGGTATCAATGAAAACGTAACGACAGCACCCTTCATCTACAAAGGTGTGATGGGATACCTAGAACTGCGCGACTTCGATGCAGACACTCTTCTCCATCGTTGGGTTCCATCTGTGGTATCTAATACACTTTACGATACGTCTGGCAACGGTGGACACCTGACCCTTTCCGGCGGTACGAAGGAAACATGTTTCGCCACGCAGGATTTCTATGCCCACAACCATAGCAAAGGCTTCGGGAGGACTGAGGGAGTTGGTAGTTTCACGCTAGCTGTCGTGCCTGACATGCAGGAGTCCTCAGATGGGCGTTTAGCCCTATGGGATGACGTTTCCGATTGGCTCGACACAAACAGCGACGAGTACCAAGCCATCCTATGCACAGGCGATTTAGTTAATCATGGCAACAACCAGACTCAATTTGATGCTGTCACACCGTGGATCACCACGATAGACGCTCTCGGGAAACCTTTCCTCCTGTGCGCAGGTAACCACGACTACTCCTCGCAGGGTAATCCTACGGATCATACAGCTACAATGTTTGATGTTGCTTGGGGACAGGGTCGCCTGACTGGAAAATCTTGGTGGGACGGAGGTTTTGAAGGCTCCAACGCACGGAACTATTACTCCAAGCATACCCTTAATGGCTTCAAAGTCATGGTGGTAGTGCTTGACTGGGTTCCGTTAAAAACATCTGTCGCTTGGGCTAAGGGCATCATGTCAGCAAATCCAGATTATTCTGTAGTCTTCCTTAATCATGCCTGCCTAGGTCCAGACGGTTACATCATGTCTGCTTCAGATGATTACGATGCGGCTGAGTATGCTATATACGATTCAGCTACCATGTATACCGCAGAGGAGACTTGGGATCAGATAAAAACGGAAGATAACCTCCGTGTGATAATAGCAGGGCACATCTTTGATGCCGCGGCCGTGTCTCCTTCACAGGAACTGGTAGCCGATGATGGTCATATTGTAACCACCCATGTTTGTAATTTCCACGATAATATCGGGGATGAGAACGAGCAGGGGTACATCCAACTGCTGGACTTCACAGTCGACGGCACGGTCGTAACAGTTAAAACCGTAAGTACGGTGGATCTGGATGAGCCTAGCTCGTCTCAATATGCTTACACTAAAACAGGTGCCGCGATTACAGAGGTACCTAGTGGCGATCGCATCCCTGCTCAAGAGGATGAGCTATTCGCGGCAGACGGCTCGGCGATCACGAACCCTGGAAGCAAGGTTCATAATGACAGCGAGAGCACGCTCCAGCAGACTAGCGCGACGTTTAACGACTTCGGAGGCGCGACGGTTTGGGGCGACGGTTCCACTCAATGGGATAAAGTAACCTTCGCCGACATGATGGCCCACACTGACGGGGTTGGAGGTTCAACCTTCACCAAGGTCGACGTTGGCGGCATTGAGATGATCGAGCGTGCGGTTCAGTCTTCAGGTGCGGCCCTCTGGGTCGAAGTAACGCTTGCTGACTTCCTCGCCAAACAATCCGGTGAGGACAACTCGTGGTTTAAGTTCGTCATAGACAACGGGTACTGCATGCTCGACGAGACCTGGCAATTCCCGGTGACTCAGGCGCTGACCGATGCGGAGCACAACCAGAACGTCGCTGATCAAGGGGACTCAGGATGCGGCGTACCCGCCACGTTGAGGTAAGAGTAATTTATCTAACATGAAACTAACGAGTAACCCGTGAGATAACACGAGGCAGAGGACATGGAAATGGCTATAGAAGACCGGGATAGGCTGATCAGGGTGGAAACCTTGGTGGAAGTGATGGGAGATAAGGTCGACGCATTGACTAAGGCCATACAGGGGAACGGGCAACCGGGGCTACTGCAACGGGTCACTCACATGGAGACGATGATCGAAGAGCACATCTCGTCCCATGCAGAGGAGCCAGCTAGAACGGGTAATATAATTAACCTCATAGCGGTTGTTGCCATGGTCGTAATCGCAGGGATCGGATGGTTAAAATAATAGTACTTACGGTGGTCGCTACGTTGGTCGTTGAATGGTGTATTATCATGGCGTTTGTCGCGTCAGCCGCTTACGGAAGTTGGAGAGGAATGTAATGAATAAGTTTATAGCTAAGAGTATCAAAGGGATTGCCACCGCTTGCGCGGCGGTTGGAATGGTCGGCATTGCGTATGGGGGATACTTCGCGTTACTCGCCGCCCCCGGCCTCGGGCTTTTCGTCTACATCGCCTACACCCTGTTTAAGAAACCCATTGATCAGGCAGACAACAGAGTATGGTTCCCGCCTATGGCGACCATCCTTCGCGTGCTTGCAGAGATGCCGGAAGCCCTGGCGGAACAGAGCTGTTCCCGAGGAGCGTACCTCCCTGAAATGAATGACTGCGATGACATGGCGGTCACCGGGCTTAGCGTCTTCCACCAAAAACTATTGAAGATCGCGGTTACCGTGCCGGAAGCCATCGGCAAGGGCCACCCCCTGCATATCTTCAGTTTCCGCCGCCGCAACGGAAAGTACCATCGCTTATTTTATATTATCAACTCCAAGGGCGAACGGGTTTACATTGAGAACTACCCCGTCTTTGATGAGTACCACGACAAGTCCGGGATGATCCGCGAACTCAATGCGGAAGAAGAGCACAACGGGCATTCCCTTAAATAGGAGTACGTAATGATTAACGCACTGGCCATGACAGCAGGAACATCCGTGTTCGGACTTGTTACCGGATTCGTCTTCCGTTTGATCGGGGAGTCTCGCAGATCCAACAGCGAGAACATGCAACTGGCGATTAAAGCCCTGTCTGCACGCGATCTATCTGCCGATAACGCCTCCAAGCGTCCGAGTACCGGATGGCTACGTTGGTTCTTCGGGGTTGCCGTAGTGCTGGCTGTTATCATCGCTCCCATCGCCATAGCCTACAATCCCAAGGTAGAATTGATGTACCCCATCACGAATAACGATTGGTCAATCCTCTGGGGTCTATGGAAGCACGGAGGCACGACAACCTTTCAGGCTGTAGGCGGTTACCCTTACATCCCCGAAGCGCTTCAGGCATTCAATTTATATATTAGTTTTGTAGTTGGGCAGAAGCCCGCTAAATAGGAGAAGTACCATGGCCGCACTATCCTTACTCGTAAAAGCCGTTGATACCATGTCCGTCTGGGTGGATAAGATCAACCTGTGTTTCACTAAGGCTGACGCCAACGAAGCGAGCATCACCGCTCTCGAAGCGGCAGACGCCCTTCTGGAGCCCCGTGTGACGCAGAACGAGACTGACATCGGCACGAACGACACGGACATCGCCACGAACGCTACAGGCATCGCCAACATCATCGACGGAACATCCACCCATGATCTCGTCAAACTTGATTTAACAACCGACCCGGCTTGGATCGCAGGACAACTCTCTTACGACCCTGAAGCGAAGACAGGGCGCATGGACACCGGGTACTCCGGGGTGCGGGTCCAGATCGGGCAGGAGGAGCACATCCCGTTCCTCAACAACACAGGGGTTCCGATCACCAACGGAACGCTGGTTAACGCAGGTGGGGTCGATATTCCAACCAACACCCTGCTCGGCATCCCTTGCGAGATCAGCTCCCCCATAACCTCTTCAACAATTCTCGGCATTGCTACGGCCACTGTCGCCGACGGGGAGACGGGGCTTGCCACTTGTTTTGGTAAAGTGCATGACATAGACACTAGCCTCCTAAACGTAGGAGGGGTGCTATACGCAGGTAATGCGGGAGGGTATACTCAAACGTTCCCTAAGTACCCGAACACGGTGACGATCGTCGGGACGGTGTTGGAGTCAGATGCGGTTACGGGGCATGTCTTCGTCAACCTCTCTCCCTTCATCCGCAGAGCCGCGAACAGGAGCTATTCTTTCTCACAGGCAAATATTGGATCTGGGATACGGTACCTCGGAGGGTTCTACCTTCACCAAGACGCCGCCCAAGCGCTGGACCAAGTGACTGACTATGACTACCCCCTCGATCCAGACACAGGGATTTCTGCCCACGTTTTTGCAGTGTTCTCCGGCCCCGGAAGTGTCACTGGAGGGGGGCAAGTCGGGCTTAAAGTCACAGGCACCCGAATCGACGACGCCGGGGGGCAGACGGCCACCACAGGCACCCCCGACGTTACGGAGATCATAACGGACAACATTGAAACTGCGGCATTAAACGACTATTTCGAGACCCCCGGGAAATGGGTGGGAACCCCCACGTACGAACTGTACATCGTCAGCGGAAGCCCTTCGGCATACTCCGCCCTCATTAACGTAGGGCTGGCGAAGTATGAGGATCTCAGGAACCAGAAGTTCACGATTACCTCCCTTGACATTGTCGGCACTGCTGGAGCCAATGCGGTCGCCGGGACTTTTAACATGCGACTGAGGAAACACTCCTCTGCGGATTGGGTCTACCACGTCTCGGCTTTCGAACCCGGTGATGGGATAGTCGCGGATTGGTCCGTTGACATGGCCGGGAAGACGAAGCTGGTTTCAGGGCAACCCCTTGCGTGGAAGCGCACAGATATAGCCCCATACATAGACGGCACAGCGGACGAGGGGCTTATCATCGAACTAGACTGCCCGGGGACTAACACCATTGAAACCCTGAGCGCCCATCTTTCAGGAGTTGTTGAGTCGCTGTAAATGCTGGACGAACCCATTTAATATGATATAACACAGGGACAACTAACCTAAAGGAACCAGAACATGAATGATCAACCCGTATTAATGAAGAACACCACTACCGGTGGATACTTCGTATATAATGAGCGGACGCAGAGCCGCATGAAGAACCTGATTCCAATCTTCGAGGCGCAAGTCACTCCGGAGATGGAAGAATCAGCAGGTCTCGCTCTTGGGCAGTACTCCCGAGAAAAGGAAGAAGTTGCACCTCCCGTCTCCGCTCCGGCGGCTACCACGGCTCCGGTGGTTAACGCTCCGGTGGTTAACGCTCCGGTGGTCCAGGTAGCCCGCCCCGACACGGAAGGGTGGAGCATGGAACAGCTCATGGAACTTGCTGAAAAGTTCGACATCCCAGTGCACCCAGCCGCTAAGGAAGCCGGCTATAATAAAGCCATCGACCGTTACTTCGTTGAAGTGAACGCTGAAGGCAACCAAAGCGAAGGGATCAGCTAATGACATACGCCGCCTCAGTCCTCATTCTTAAGGTCCGGGATCTAATCTCGGACTCCGAATCGCCGTACCGCTGGCTCGACGCCACGATGCTTGACTGGCTGAATGAGGGCGCGGCGGCCGTATTTGAGAATCACCCGGAGTTCTATTACGTGGACTCTGTGGTGACCACTCCCCCGGATACCCTCACGATCGTCGCCGACACATTGACTACGACCCAATCGGGCCAGAAGATTTTAATTAACTATGTAGCGTATCGCTGTCTCTCCAGAGATAACGAGGACCCCGAGACACTGCAACAGGCCGAGCGCTTTCTACAGGCGTACGCTCTAGGAGTCTAAATGGACAATATGCCCTATAAGTCAGTCGACACGTTCAACTACACGGAGCTATCCGATTTCGACCGTTTGGTCATGCCGTGGGTTCCAGGTGTCCCCGCCCCGATCTATGTGCTCCAGCGGGAGGAAGTCCTCCGTGAGTTCTGCCGCCGTTCAGGTGCCTTGATTGGCCTGCTACCAGGGATTAAGATCTTTGATGGGCAGAGCAAGTACGCCCTCGAAGGGACCCCCGACCTGTTGGACGTCCTGACACTTAAGGGCTTATACTTCGCTGAAAACGAAACGCCAATCAAAGAGGAAGCCTACCTGATGGATCAGGACCGCACCTCGTTCACCCTTCAGAGTTCGTGGGATGGCTCCTACGCTGAAGACGTGTTGATCCCATTGGTCTCGCTCACCCCCTGTTTCGGATCGGAACGCATTGAGTCTGTATTCTTTGAACGCTGGGCCGACGGCATTGCCGCCGGGATTGTAGCCAGCCTGACGAGAATCCCCCGCAAGTCGTGGACCGACCCCAACGTGGCCGCAGGATATCAAGGCAAATACGAGAATGCGGTCGCCAACGCGAAGATCGCAGTCAGCCGCAATTTTAATAAGTACGCCATGCGAACTGTTATGTCATTCACTTAGGAGAACTTCATGGCTTGTCAACGCCCCAGTCCGATTATCACTTTTGAGAGAGATGTTCCGAACATCTCTTTCTTGGTGACGGAAGGCGGGGAACCCATGCGTCTCTTTAATTACATCCCCGAGCTCCATGTACTTGATCAAGGGGGAAATAGAGTTGCGCAGTTTGGGATGGAGTCACTTAATATAGGGGAGCTCGTATTAACGGAGCTCGGTCAGGGCGACCTGGAGGAGTTCTACGCCGAAGTTTTTAAACTAACCACAGACAGTGGGTATACGGCTCAGATCTACCTGAACGCCCTGCCCTTTGCCTCAGAGGAGATAGGACTCAATGACATCGTCGACCCGTACTGGAACGAATATATCCCTCCAATGGACCCCTCTCACACTCCGGGTTGGTTCTCAGGAGAAACCAAGCAGGATCAAACGATTCCTACGGAAATTCCGTGGGCTGTTCGCGAAGCTTTTAAACTACGAGGATCATAAAATGGCCAGACTCAACACACCCCCAGTAACGGTCGTCCAAGGGGACGATGCTCCTGACATCATAATCACGGTCCAACAGGACTCCAACGAGACGCCGTACATCCTCACGGAAATGGAGGCTACCGTAGTCCTCGTCGATTTGGCGGACCCTACCCAGTACGTCGCGAAGTTCGGAGCGGCGATCGAAGATGCGAACGCAGGTAAGATCCGCATTTCGTGGGTGAAAGACCCAACCACTTCGACGTCCTATCTTGATGACGTAATCCCCGGTAAGCGGTACACGGCCCAAGTGTTCCTCAACCGCATCAACATCCCGGCGAGCTACATTGACGTCGAGGGGTACTCTGACTATTTCAATGGGCGGTACTTATACACAGGGCGGACTCAAGACACTTCTCCTGTCTATAAGCACGAGACTCAGGAGCTCTTCCTTTCCCGCTCGCTCTACGACGGTAATGGGAACCCTAACGAGTATGCGTGGCTGGTGACCAGCCTGCGTGAGGCTCCGTGGAGCGAAGTGAAGTCCCAAGGTAAAGCGGTGCTCGACTCCCCCGACCTAGACATCATCCCCCTGTGGAACTATAAGCAGATCCTCGACGCCGAGACTGCGCCGGACTTCATCTTGAATCCTGTAGTGTCCACCGACTACGACATCTCTGATGAAGTCCGACTGACCCTCCAAGGGTCCGGAATCCCGGAGATCTCTGACGGAACCCTGATTCTCCCCCGCGTTGACCCGGACGGAGGCGAACAGCAGTTGAAGAAGTACGAATTGATAGTTTCCGGAGTGACGTATCTCCTACAGTATCGATCGTCGTTCGGCGACTACACGTGGCAGTTCAACATAGACGACATACCGAGCGCTTCGCTCGTATATGTGGTAAAATCGTTCGAAGCTGAGAAGGTTCCAGTGTTCGATGACGAATTTCTAGTTTTTCAGGATGGGTATGTCGGAACTGCGCCGACGATCTTGAACGGACCTCCTTTGTTCGAGACGAGTGGGGACTTTGTCATCACCCCCGACGAAAAGACGGTGGTGACCGAGATAACTGCAAACGTGGTGGCGGAATACGGCCCACGCGCTGTATATCTTGAATATTTCGACGAGTACAACGGCCACGATCGGTTCAAAGGGGCTGAGGGCGTGTCCACTTTCACCCTTGAATACCAACCCGACGTTTGGTTAGGCGATCCGGGGTGGATGTGGAGAGTAAGCAACCCCGGCGGGAACATCAACCTAAACTACAACCTCCGCGACGAGGAGGACCCCCCTAAAACAGGGTGGCTCCCGGCGACCGGAGTAGGTACGGTCACTTTCCAATATGACAAGCTCCTTGAGCAGGACTTCACCATCGTAAACATTGCGGATGCGGCGGCAGATATTGAGGACCGAGGGACGCAGACCGTCCTGACGCAGATCCCCCTGATCGTTAAAACAGCCTACCGACTGGCTGAGGCGGCTGAGGTTACTGTATGAGAATAGACCCGACAACGACCACATCAGGAGGCCCGATCATTGTGATCGAGCTGGAGGACGCGGATCTTGCGCTTGCGCTTGATCCTGCGCCCCCTGTTTTGGCGGCGTCGGTGGTCCCGACCACGCTTTCAATCAGTCATATGTTTGTGGCCACGTTCAGCCCTGACTTTCCGAGCTTCCCTAACCCTGACCCTGATCCCGAACCAGACCCAACCACATTTTTCGGAGTACCTTCAATGACCCTAGGTTTTGGCGGAGCTCCTCCTTACATCTCAGCATACCCAATAGGGGGAATATAAAATGGCCACAATCCTAGATCTAAAAGTAGCACAGTTCTTCCGCACCACTCTCACGACCTCTATCTCAGCGGGCACAGGCACCACAGAGATTCAAGTGGCCAGCGTCGATGGGTTCCCCCTACCTACCGGGAGTGAGTATTTCTACCTCACGCTGGTTGACGGGGACACCGCCGAGACCGTTAAGATCGAGAGCGTAAACCCGGGAACGAACACCCTTACCACCTTTGCAGGCGATGTGGTGGAACTCGGCTTTGAAAAAGGAGTCACCCGTGCGGAACTCTGGTTCACCGCCGAAGCGTTTGACGACATTCAGCAGGCCATTGAAGCGATTGACGGCGGGGGCGGTGGCGGAATCCCTCCCGATGAGAACTCCATCACCAACGACGGGGGTGTCCTCAAAGTCAAACCATGGGGCGGAGATCCTTTGGCCGGAATCCAATCCACCCACATCCAGGATGCCGCCATCGGTAACCTTAAGATCGCGGCCAACGCGGTCCACGAGATTCAGATCCAGAACGCCGCTGTGACGAATCAGAAGATTGCCGCCGTTGACGCAGGGAAGATCACCACCGGAGATATCGCAAGGCTCCGCATGACTTCCGGCACAGGGTTAGGGCGCTCAAGCGTTTCGACCACCTCTGCGGCGCTTAGCTTTCTCCACATTGCGTACTCTGTGGTCGGAGGAGCCCCCACCGGGGGAGTAGACGGGGACATTGCCATTGAGTGGGAGGACTTATAAGTGGGAAAAGCACTCTCAATTAAAGAGCCCGGATGGCTGTACTCTAAGATAGCTGGCTCGTGGAAACGCGCCAAGAACATCTATATAAATGACGGAACCGGAGTTCAGGTCCCACAGAAGGACCAATTGACCGCAAGTGTTGACGCCCGACTAGGTGTTGGGAGCACGCTCGCTGTGGAGGGTCAGCTCTATTCCGCAAAGACTGACGGCGTTGCCTACACCCGCAACGTTGACTTCTGGGCCGCCGACGTCGACATCAGTTGTGTCTCCGTGTGGAACAACCGCTCCCCGTCGATCCGTCGTCTGACCGCTATCACTCCTCGGCACGCCGTAGGTGCGGAGCATTATAACGACGGGTATTGGGACTATGCTATCGGGGACGTTTATGGGTTCCTCGGTATGGACAACACCTACCACACTGTTACGATTGAGGGGCTCATCCACAACACTAACCATTCTCAAGACATGACGATCGCAGTGTTTGATTCCGACCTACCTACGAATATCACCCCTGTTAAAGTCCTCCCTGAGAACTGGGGCGACTATATTGATAGGTTTAACGACCAGCTCCCGGATAGCGCTTATACAATCCCCGCCTTAACCCTCAACAAAAATTTCGAAGGCATCGTCCCGATCTGGAATTACTACGTCGATGTCCCTGAAGCGGTGTATGAAAGGATGGCCTACGTTGAAGGTCAATTCTACACCAACCCGGAATACAGTGCGATGTACCGCCGACCCTCTTCAGGAGACTCAGGCAACCCTCAGTTCTTTATCTCCGAAGGCAAACCCCTATTGCTTTCACACTGGACAGGCCCCACTGCTGGCCCTGCTTATGTTGGGTACGTTGACGAAGTCAATGCGGCCATCGTAACCCTAGACGGAGCGATTCAGACCGGGTATACGATAGAAGAGGGAAGCTTCCCCGATGACGGAGGTTGGAAGAAGGTTAACCGAATCCACATCAAGGACGATGCAACGTGGCGTTCTATCTCGTGGGACCTACCCCAATACAGTGTCACCATCACAGACACAGAACCCGACCTTGATTTATTCACCTATCTCGGCTCGCCTGATTTCCCTGTGCACATCATTTTAACCGTCTCCACCGGAGCCACCCTTTACAGCACGGACCCAACGAACGGGGCGTGCTTCGCTTCAGGCCCGTTCGCCGCAGGCACCTACCTGGAAGTCATCAACCGTGGTGAGATCTACGGAAGCCATGGAGCAGGTGGCCAAGGGGGCCAAGGAGCTTTGGTGTTCCAGCAAGGAAACCCCGGAGCCCGTGGCGGAACGGCTCTAGACATCTCGCAGATTGGACCCACTGAAATCGACAACACGAACGGCCTCCTCTTCGGGGGTGGTGGCGGTGGTGGCGGAGGTAGTGGAACGGACGGTCCGGCGGCAGGTGGCGGAGGCGGCGGAAATCCCGGAGGGCCCGCAGGGAACCTACCGGGCGGCGGCGAGGCCGGAGCTCAGGGCACAACTGCATTTTACACGACTGCGGCTGGAGGCGCTGGGGGGGTTACTACAGACCCACCCTACCCGGACGTCACCATCGCAGGTACTGGAGGGACAGCCGAAGTTGGAGAGATCGGAGGGCTAGGAGGTTTTGCATTCCCCTTCGGCTCTGGGCTAAACCCCGGGGAGGGGGGAGCCGTCGGCCCCTCCATCGAGTTCGGAGTTTTCGAATGGGACATTACGGCAGGCGACACCGCCTCCAAAGTCAAAGGACCTAAAGAATCATGAAACTAAGCTATCAGCAGTTTTCAGGAATGCGCCCAGCCGTTGACCCTCGGGTATTGGCCAGTGGCGAAGCCCTCGATGCGGAAGATTGTGATCTTCGGTATCAAACCGCTCAACCGTTCCTTGCCCCTGACCCCTCCACCTTGACGGGGATTCGGCATGAACCGCTGGGCTATCTAGCCGCCGGACTCCTTGACAACGCCGGGACTCCGATTAACCATTTGCATGATATCACCCACTACGAAGACGGTGGCGTTCCTAAAGGCGTGTACGATGTAAACGAACGGGGGACGTGTATCGCCCCTTCCGTCGTTGCGCGAGACGCTCACCAACGTGTCTATTTCAGTCGGCCCGAGGGTGGGGTATACGATCGAGGACGTACTGACGGTTCGGGAGCCTTCGAAGAGCGCACCGTAGGCGTCCCCGCCCCGGTTGATCCCGACTTGATTCAAGCCCCTACTGTATCCCCTCGCGATGACTCCGAAGCGCAGAGCGGGTTCAACATGACGTGGTTCTACTACATTGAGGAAATCCTCGCGCCGAACACTATCAGCGAGCAGGGGGGCCTATCTCAAAACAACATGGTCCTTGAGACGATCAACGACCTGTTTGATAACGCGACGTTCCGGTATACCTATGACGTGCCTATCACCACGCTTGGGCATCCGTTCTTCGGGTACGACGACACGGTCTACCACTTCATCATGTATGCCGAGATGACCTCACTCAACGGAAGATTCCTCGGTACCGTGTATCCGAGCCCCAGTATCCGGCAGGAAGACACCGACGCCTTTGTCGGAGGAACCCGAGCTGTGGCTACCATGGGTCTTAACGAGGATGCCACCCCCGACGATTTATATTTTTGTGATGTTTTATTCAACCCCGCCGGGGATGAGTATTCCTATTACCGCTCTTATTTGTTCACATACGTCACCGACCGTGGCGAAGAGTCAGGCCCCTCAGCCTCCACCGATCCGTTCTCCGTCCTCCCGTCCCAGAAGGTGGACTTGAAGATCGACATTGCGAACGCTCCGGATAACGCGGAGTTGGTGCGGATCTACCGTACCGAGACCACCGAGGGAGGGACCTCCTTCTTCTTCGTCGCTGATGTGACGATCGTTTCGAGTCAAGTGGTCTACGAAGACCTGCTCCTTTCCGTGGACCTTCCCGGAGACACACTCCAGACGCTTAACTGGGACGCGCCTCCCGATGACCTCAAAGGGCTGGTGCTGTCCACTAAAGGATTCTACGCAGGCTACGTCGGGAACAAGCTGATGCTCTCTGAGCCCTTCGTGGCTTATGCATGGCCTACGGACTTCGCCATCGACTTCACGGGAGACATCACCCACATCTCAAGGTATGGGGATAACCTCGCCGTGTTCACTGACCGTGAGATTGCCTTGATTGTCGGCAACACCCCGCTTGAAGTGCGGAAAATTAAGGTCGAAGGGTTTGAAAACCTGACCTCGATCTTCTCCACGACCGAGATGGACGGGCTGTTATACTTCGCCTGCACCACGGGGATCGCTGTAATTTCCGGATCAAACGTAGCCATCGTAACCGACGAACTGCTCTCCGAGCGGTTCTGGAGAGACAGCATCAACTCGTCTCAAGTTCGCTTGGCCTCCCTTGATAACACAATCTACATGCTGTCCGACCCGGATGATCAGGTCTGGCGGATAGGGCTTCAGGAAGACGGGGGCGGTTTGGTCAAACTTTCCGACGCCAACATTCGGGATCTCTACTCCTCGTCCTACTACCTCGGTGTGATCATGCTCCCGAGTTCAGAATCAGACTTCTACGTGTTCAACATCGGAGCCGACGTTCCGCGAACCGTCCGTTGGAGAGGACGGGTTGAGGTCGCTCAGGTCCCGATGTCTATTATCACCGTTCGGGTGCTGGCGGATGAGTACCCGGTCACCCTCAGAATCTTCGAGGGTGAAGACTTAAACCCTGTACCTAACGGGGAAATTGTGTTAAGCAGTGATAAGATTCGGAAGCTTCCCGTATACCGCAGAGGTCGCGAGTGGAGTTTTGAAGTGGAAGGGGACACCAACATTGTCGGATTGGAACTCGGAACCAGCGGGAGGGTCAGATGACTTTAAGGGAAGCACGCAGGGGGCCTAAGCCCATAGCCAGAACCGCTGAGGACCTTAACTCCGACGTGGACGTTCTCCAACGTCGCGTGGGTGAAGCTACAGAAAGTGCCGCCACCGTTGGGGATCTGAGCAGAGCGGGGATCATCACACAAACATCAGACGGATCATATACCGCCAACCGCAACGCCATTGCCGGCACGCAAGGGCTGTATGAATTTCTAAAGGACTTTAACTAATGAGAGTACGACTCTGGGATCGCAACGTTGATTATGAAACCATTCTCGGGTGGTGGGAAGGGCATAAGTGCTCTGATGATTATGTCATCCCCACTCACCGCCTCCCGCCCTCGGGCTGGATGGTAGAGGATGATGATGGAACCCCGCTGTGTATCACATGGCTCTACTATTTTCAGCATACGTCGGGGGCCTTGCTCGGGAACATCGTCTCCAACCCCGCCGCCGCTCCGAAGTTACGAGCGGCGTCCTTGGACATGCTCCTGCTCAGAGTCACGACAGAAGCGGATAAGAACAACGCTGAAGTGATCCTCGGGATCACCTCCCGCGAAGGGATCGCCCGTAAAGCTTTGAAACATGGTTTCAAGAAATCGACAGAGCATAGTGTGGAATTTCAACGCGAGCGAGGTGGAGTATGTGGAAAGTAATCACCGTCCGATACAAAGGCGGATCTACTAAGAATGAGAAGCGCCAGGAGGAGACCCTCTTACAACAGGAACTCCTGCAGGCTCAACTCTCTGACATTGATCAGGAGTTTTATAATTTACGTAGGGATAACCGGACCCAGTATGATGAAACCTTCCGGCCCCTTGAGGAGTCCCTTCTTAGCCGAGCACGTCAGCCCGCCCGGGAAGCGACGTCCGCCACGGCCCGAGCGACGGAGTACGACGCATCGGTTGAAGCGTCTCGCGGATCGACGTCTCGACGAGAGGGCCGCTACGGTATCTCTGGGGGCCCGACCGATGATATTGAAGATGACTACATCCGGTCCATCGCTTTGACGGCAGTGGGGAACGTCGGGAAGGAATCTGCGATTGAGACCAGAAATATGCTCACGCAGGGCGCTATCGGAATAGGCACGAGCGTTAATCAGGACATCGGAACCTCCTTCAACCGCTCTTTACAGGGGATCAGCGAAGGGCTGGGACATGCGGATGCCGCTTTCGCCAACTACTCCAACGCTCAACAACACGATAACAACGCATACCTCGCAGGACAGCAGGGAATAGGAGCGTTGATTAATGCAGGCACTTCAGTCGCAGGGATGGGGATCAGCAATTATCAAAGCGCTCAACGCACCGCCGCCCTCGCAGGCACGACTACCGACCTCCCATGGACTGCCGCATTTACGGGGTAAACTATGCACTTAAAAAACTTTCAACCTGAACAGTACGAGCTCGTCGCCAACTGGTGGGATGCACATGGGTGGCATGCTGTACCGCAGGAGTTCTTATCGAAGACCGGTCTCATGATCTTCGATGATGATAACATCCCAAGGGCCGCAGTCTGGCTCTATAGGACCGACTCGCCTGTGATGATGGGAGAGTGGCTGGTGGTCAACCCGGACAACACCCCCCGGGAGTCCTACACAGCCATCAAGGAACTCCTTGAGAACATGAAGCTGATCGCAGAGTCAACAGGAGCGTATCTTATGACTTTCCTACAGAACGAATCTTTGGTAAAAAACTTCCAGAAGCAGGGGTTTCACATCGAAGAGAAATCTTACAAAGTTGCGCATTTCGGAGGATAATATGGCCGCAGGAACTACAATTGCATTAATGGGAATCGCCATCGCGGGAGGTGTGGCTTCAGCCAGCGCGTCCAAGCAACAGGCGAAACGAGCGGATGCTCAGAGTAAGATCTCATCCAGACAGGGGGGCATCGAACTTAGGCGGTCGGCCCAATCAGCCGAGGAAGCTATGCTTGAGCTCGAAGACGCTCGTGAGTATCAGCAGTGGAAGGAAACCTATGTTGACCCCGTGGTTAACAAGACCCTCACCGATCCGACGCAAAGCGATCCGGCGCAACTGCGAGCCTCCCAGAATTTAGGCCGAGGCATTCAAGCGGACGAAGCGCGGGACGTCGTGGCTCAAGGAATCTCAGGGGCAGGCTTTGATATTGGAGGGACCCGCCATCAAGCCGCCGATGAGGACATTGCTAACAGCGTGGAGTCACTGAACCTCGCCACACTGGGGGCGACTCACGAAGCCGTGAAACAGCAGGGAATTTCGAACACAGGGTCTTTGATCAATACCGGACGCCAAGTCTACAAACAGCAGGGGATAATATAATGCCTAGAGGAATCAGACCAAGAGTAGCCCCGACCGTTAACTACGGAGTCATCGGGAGCACCGTGTATTCAGATATCGTCCAAGGAGCCACCCAGTTGATGGGCATCGCGACTCAGGGCAGACGGGATGTAGAGGACGCCAAGTTCCGCCGCGAAGGCTTGAACGAGCAGAAAGACGCTCAGGATTTCCGCGAAACGCAGGCAGGCATCTCCAACGTTCAACAGAACCGACGTCTGGATCTTGATGAGGCCCGGTTCGAGCAGAGCGTGGAGAATGATTACTACTCCAACGTGCTGAGGTTTGCGTCCGAGGGGAAACAGTTCACTGGGACCGCTCCGGAAGGAGCTTCCGCAGTCGCCGGCGTTCAGGAGCAGGGGAAACAGTTGAGTGGTCAGGTTCAATATGTGACCGCTACCCAGCGTCTTCTGGATAACTCTCAAGCCAAAGGTAAGGGAGGAACGTTCGACCAAGCAGAGCTGAAGAGGTACATGCCGCACCTGGCCAGCAGTTTAAATCCTGACGGAGCCAACCCGGACTTCAAACTCACGGGGAAGCTTGATGATAAAGGACACATCGTCTTCTCTGCAGACGAGGCGACGGTGGCGAGCGCAGATCCGGCTATGCAGAAGATTCTCTCTGGCGAGACTCCCGTGACTCCGGCCATGCTGGCCAACCAGCTCGGGCAGGACATTGCCGGGTTAGGTGAGCTCGGTAAGTACGGGAAGTCGGCTCAGGTTAAAGCCAATCTCGTCTACGACAAGAGCCGCTCTACCTCGGCCCGGGCTCAATCGTCCTATATGAACGTCCAGATCGCTAGGACCAACGACAAAGCCCTGACCGCCACGACGTCAGCGAACGCCCGTGTCGAGTCACAGTCGAAACGCTGGGCCGCCGCGCCGAATGCCGACATTTCTGCCGCCTCCGCGGCGGAGATTGAGACCAAGGGACTCATCAATGCCGCCTTCGCGACGCTCCAGACGGAGACCGAGGGAGTGACGTCAGAGAAGGCGCTCACTAAAGCTAACCAGAAGTTTCAGCGGGCAGTCGTTGAGTCCTCGGCGAAGTTTAATAAGCTGGCCGGGAAAGCTCAGAACCTCAATGACTTTGAGCAGGCAGTCGGCGCAGGGACGCTGGACGGATCGTTCAATAACGACGCGTACGCTAAGCCGTTCGGAGCGCAGTACACGACAAAAGTGGGTCGAAACAACACGGAAGCGACCCTCCCAGTTCTGCGTCAGCAAGTGGTGAGCGAAGGCATGGACAACTTCATCGAGGCAGAGGTAGGCAGAATGATGACGGCCAATCCGTCCCTTAATAGTGGTGATGCTCGGAATCAAGCGTCGACCAACTTCACGAATAAAGTAGCTCAGTACATCCGGGATGCGAGAACCGCATCAGCCGAAGGGTTACCCCTTGCGAAGGACTCGATGCAGTTTCTGGAAGACTATGCGCCATCATTCCTCGACACGATGCGCCTGAACATTGTAACTTCCTACCTACCGTCCGAACAAACCCCGGAAGTAAAAGACGAGTTCGCCGCTACTTTCGAATAGACCACGAGGGATATAATGGCTAAGACATACGATCTGTACGAATCCTCCGAATGGGAGAACGCACTTCCTGAAGAACGTGAACTGATGGACTCCGCTGAGTCAAAGGCGGCGCTCCTTAAGCATACCACACTGGGGGATAAGTACTTAGCGCTGGATGATGCGGGTCAGCGTGGCTATGAAGCTCGCATGACTCAAGCCCGTCAGAATGCCTTCCCTCAATATTTCGTTGAGGAAATTCCCGACGTGCCGCAGGAGGAGGAGCCGGACACACCCCAGCGGATGCCCCACAACTCCGGCGTACCTTTCACTGCTACCCAGTCCCGTGCGCATGCAGAGATGCAAGCATCCCGCATCCGATACCCCGGTGGAGTGGATCAGGTTAAGCAGGATGAGAAAATCCTCAGCACCATTGACCGAGGACTATCCAGCCGGCTGTCTGAGAACGAGCTCAGCCGAGCCCAGGCCCTTCTACAGGACCCGAGGCTGACTCGGAAATCTCTGAATCAGTTGAAGGGCACCCCCGATATCCAACGCCCGCTTGCCCGAGTGTCCGGGATTAAGGACCAGCTCAGGAGCTGGGAACGTGACTACGATGCGCTTGCCAAAGAGGCTGACAACAGTGCGCTTGAGTCGATCCGTCCCCGCGCCACCCGCCTTAAGAGTGAGATCAAACTGCTCGAAGAGACTCAGCAGGCTACCCCCGCCGGGACTGCACAGTCCGCGATGATGGGTGGGTTCTTCACCTCAGGCTCGCCGAAGCCGACCAAGGCTTCCAAAGAAGCGCAGAAGCGTGCAGAGGAACTTTTCGGAGAGGACGTTGACTTCAAAGCCCTCCTCCAACGGAAGAGGGATGAGCAGGAAACCCTGACACTGAACGTCCAAATGAATTTACTGGCCTCCGACGAAGCGTCGGGCCATCGTCCCAACATTCGCGGTGAAAGCGCTCGAGGAAACACCCCTGAGTGGATTGATCTGATTCCGCTGGTGGCAGACACCAAGGATGCCAAGGAGATGTTCTCCAATATCAAGATGCTCAACGCTCAGCAGGAGGCCATCGCTTTAGGGCGACCTGATCCCCTGTCTGAAGTGGAGCAGGCTCGGGTCGGTCGATTCCTTACCGAGATCCAGAGTGAAGGCAAAGGCTCCCGTGCTACGGTCGGGATAATGAACGGCGTTGCCGACATGTACCCCTACGCTATGGCGATCGCTACCGGTACTGGAGTGGTGGCAGGTGGACGGGCGGCTCTGCTCAAAGGAGCCAAAACGAATGTAAAGAAGCGGGTTGCGGCTCACTTCGCATCCGCCGCCGCGACTGCCGCAGTGGCGTCATCCGTCTCTTCCGGAACCATCGTAGCGGAAGCCGGTCGGGCGTCTATTGATCCTGAAGTTCTGAACGCCGAGTTCAACACCGAGGAAGGCAAAGCGCTGACCAACTATCTTGATCTGGAAAACCCGGTAACGGATAAGTTCACTCGTCGACTGTTTGAAGGATACACAGACAACTACCTTGAGAACATGACGGAGATGGTAGGCGGCGGGGTTACCCGTGGTCTCCTCTTCGGACGGGCGGCATACGGACGCAGGGTCATGGCCGCAAACGTAAAGCGGATCAACCCACACATGACGACCGGCCAGCTCAATAAACTCATGCTGAAGTTCGAGCATGTTCTGGGCAACCGGCATGTTAAGAAAGCCGCCGCTGTTTCTGATGCCGTCCTACTCGGTCGGGGAACCTCTAAAATCCAGAAAGGACTGGGAGCCATGGGCCTCGACGGATTCGGGGGAGAGATTATGGAAGAGGGTGTTTCAGCAATGAAGGACACCCTGCTCGAGATCGGTCTCGCTGAAGATGACAAGAGCGGACACACTTTAGCTCAGAAAATAATGAACCCTACCTACCTTTTCGACCCGACACAGGGTGGAGATGCTGAGGACTGGGTAGTGCTCGCCGCAACCATCGGGCTTCCAGGATCGCTACGAACCGGAGGCTCCTTCAGTAAGATGTACAAGAACCGTCAGACGAAGAAGCGTCTGGCCCTCATCAAATCAGGGGAAGATCTCCTCACCAACGAGGATGGAACGCGGGTCGTACCGAAGGGCAATCAAGCTCAAGAGCTCGAGCTCCTCGACACGATTGAGGAAGCAGAGCGCGCGGAACAACAGAAGAAGGTAGACACCGCGGAGGAAGCTATCGCCAAGCAGGAGGAAGCTCTCGAAGATCGAATCGAGACCAACGCTCCTGAGACCCACGTAGAAGCACGACGTAAAGTTTTATCCAGACGCCTCGACGAGTATGCGGCGGCCCTCTTCGACCAACGAACCACCGAAGGACAGATCCAGGAACGTCGTACGCAGGTGGAAGGCAGTGTCCAAAGCCAGGTCGATAACCTCCACGAGGCTGTCGGAGAGATGGACGCGTGGCACGATAAGGCGATTACACGTCTCGCGGCTCGTCGAGCCAACGGTTTCGTCGGCACTAAAGAATGGAAGGACACGATTCAGGCCCTCGTTACAGGGCTCACTCCGATCCACTTGAAAGTTGATCGACATAATACGGTAGACAAGATCTACCGAACGCTTCGCTTTGGTGGAGCCAGCCCCCGAGCCCAACGGAACACCCGTAAAGAGGTAGCTGACGTGGTCCGAGGGTATGGGAAGCAGATCGTCAAAAGGAAGGGCGGCATTGTTCACATGTCCCAGGCGCTCAGTCAGGTGGCACCGTCCATGTACAACCGACTCAACTACCACGAGCTGGGATGGCAGGTCCGCAAGGCGGAGAACCTCGCTCTAGAGGATCTTGATTCCAATGCGACAGAAGGTGAAATCGTTAAAGCGATGGAGGATGCGGGGCGCGCTGTGGTGTCTGACGCTCTTGATACTGGCTTCTTCCCGATAGCCGGGGCCGGCAATGCGGCTCATAAGAAACTTTTAACTGCGGCTCAGGACGAGATCAAAGTCTGGGAGAGTGCAGAGGGTGAGAAGTTCACCGTCCTTGATGAAGCGGCATGGGCTAAGTTCTCACCGCAGGATCAGAGAGCACTGGCTAGGTACTTGACCCGAGTAGCCGACCTCCCTGAAGGAGCGAACCTGCTCGAAGCGCTGACTGCAGTGACAATTGCTGAAGTCGACCCTGTTAAGATGGCGAAAGAGAAAGGGCGTAAGCAGTACCTGCGGGAAGTCCTTGGAGGAGTTGCTCCGAATCTAGTCCCTCTGCTGGACGATCAGAAGCTGGTCGGTCGCTGGGGTAAGATCGTTGTGGTCCCTGATACCGTTATCAAG